GCGTTGGCGTTCTTCAACGCGCCTTGCGATTGACTTACAACGCTCGACCATGCCGCCGTCGAGAGGCACCATAAAGTTGACCTGGAACCCCCAGTTGTGATTAACAACGTAGCCCTCGGGATCTTTAGGCGTTGTGTCGTTCCCCATATAAAAAGGGGAGAAAGTCATGGTCGATCCGTTGCAACTTGTGCCGTTCCTGAAGTGTTGTCGAGACGGAGCTCCATTGTTCTGGAACTGCACCGCTTGGTTGTTTACTGTCCCGACTGCCTGAGTGGTTGGCGCTGAGGTTAAATTAGTGTCACCCTCTGCATAAACAGGGGCGCACATAAGTATCACTGGGAGAAGATACTTAGCGTAGTTTCGTTTATGGTTGTGGTGATATCCTCGGTGATGTCGATCGTTTCGATCAGACCGGCAGGACGATCCACGATCTCCATTTGCCATGGCTGAGTTGCGTCAGTGACGCTGAAAGTGGTTGCAGAGTCTGAGATGTCACCAGAGGGCGTCACATTTGTGCCGCTCCAGCTCTTGTGCTCACCTCCATAAACCTCGTGGGCGACAGTCCGTTGAATATCAACGGTTGTTGTGGACGTGCTCTGTGATGAGCCTTGACTCCAGCTTGGAGTTACAGACTGTGCTTGAGCATTAACACCCGCGAGAATTAGAAGAAGTAGAAGTTGAATCTTCATTCTTTTCGTTCGCGATTGATATGAAAAGTTGCAAGCGTTCCAGAGAGAATACTGGCCACGTATGTGGGATCCATCTTCTCCATTAAGCCTGCATAAGATGCAGTTAGGAGGCCTGCACTCCACACCAAGACTACAAACTTAATGAGCGTACCCACTACTTCGTTTTGGCTTTTTTTGAAAGGCGATTCCATGCTTGTTTCAGTACAGGTTTCATGGCGGTAACTAGCCACTTAAAAATGGCAGTTGCTGTAAGCGTGGCTGCAACGGAGACAACTGCTGTTGTACCTGCAGTTGCCAGAATTTCAGGGGTCGGTAGTGGGAGCTCGAAGTCAGTACCAGGTAGATCTAAGTATTGGATCTCCGGTGGCTTAGGGAGCTCTGGCCTTGGTGGTGTGGGTGTGGGTTTCTCTTCCTTCTCAGATGCCTCACCACCGCCAGCAGGCTGGAGACCTTCAGGAGGCACCAGCAAGGGTTTGTAGGACGGTAGCTCGATCATTGGCACCTCAAGTACCGGCCGGGGCAGGGAGAGGGGCTCAGGAAGCTTGTGGTCGGGAATGACAAGCGGCTCTGGGAAATCAATCAACTTCCAGGCCACGTTTCACGAAGGCCACTAAATCGTCATCGACCTTACTTTCGGTGCTGGCTGCCAGCTTTTCGAGAATTGATATCACCAGACGCTTAACAGAATCAGTGGCGACAAACTGGAGAATAAGAGGTTTGATTACGGCAATCATTTGATTTGAGAATAGGTTTGATTAAGAGTCCCATTTATCTAGGGGACATTTCAGCGAGGGTACGGCTGCTTTTGCATGCACAAAGCAACCACACTTCTTACACTGCATCAATGAAGTTCTTAGCTCAGGACAGTCATGACAGGTTTTAATCCTGGCTTTCCATTGTTCAGAACGGATCATGAAGACAGCAGGAAGTGAGAGAAAGCTTCGGTTGTCATAGGCTCGATATTTTTAGGGATCAAAGCTTTGACTTCTGCGATAGCTTTGTCGATCTCTTCCTGTTGACTTGGATCACCTTGACGAGCCCAATAGAGAGCGTCGAGCTGATCACCACGTGAGGGATACAGCTGGGAACGCATATCCGAGTAGGTCAGCAATTTCGGCGTTGCCTGGGCTTCCTCTTCAGTTACGTCGGGCACATATGAATCCAACTCTTCACCAGGAGCAATAAAATCAGCAGGAAGGGTATGAACTTGGGGAGCGTATGTATGGATCAGACGGATCAGGTCTTCTTTAGACTTGAGATCTTCGGTGTAAGCTACGTCGGCCCATGATCCATCTGCAAAGTCAACCGTAACTGCGTTAAGGCCGACCTCACGAACAGTAAATTTCATAATTAGTTAAATTTGATCTTTAGGTAGGGTTTTATCTGATCAAGAGTTACTATCTTGAAAGGCCCTTCAGTCCACCCTTTTGCTTGCATTGCCCAGAGACGGTGCCTTCCATCTAATAACCGATAAGGTTTTGGGAGTGGGTTGCGGTTTGTCAGAAGTAAAATGCCGGGTTTTGTTATATCGGCGTAGAAATAACTTTCACCGTTACAGCATGGACAACACTCACGCTTAGATACAGCGGATTGAAAGTCATCAAGTCTGCAAATCTTGTCAAACTTGATTATTTGGATTGGAGCGGTGGCAGCAATATCGAGGAGGTTGCCACCACTCCATATACGGTCCAAAGAATCTATACGCCAATCAACCCTGCCGTTTCTGTAAAAGGCATACATCAGGCGCCTGCTACAGAGCCGTTGTTAGTGAAAGTGAGTGATCCACGATTGGTGATGTAGGTGCCGCGTGAGCCACCACCAGATCCGCTGCTGCCACCTGAGCCACCTTGGCCAGAAGCACCACCAGATCCACCAGTGCGGTTCCCGTTAGCACCTGAGTTACCGGTGCTTCCAGTCGCGCCCGTGTTTCCAGAGGAGCCACCTCCACCGTTCTGGCCCCAGTCCCCGCCGTTTCCGCCGGTTCCGCCTGTTCCGCCAGTACCGCCCCGGCCGCCCTGGCCACCTGATCCAGCATTGGTGCCTCCACCGGAGCCGTTGGAGCCATAGGCACCACCACTCCCGCCAGATCCACCTGAGCCGTTATGACGGCTTTGGTTGTAACCACGTCCCCGGCCGCCATTTCCGCCGGCTCCGCCGCCACCACCATTACCGCCCGCACCACCGCTGCCGCCATTGGTGTTGTGAGTGACGTTTCTTCGACAGTCGTAGCACTCGTAGCTGCCCCCGCCGCTCGAATACTCTTCATAAAAACAATCAGTCCAATGAGTGCTCGCACAAAAGGAGTTACTGCCGTGATGGTTTTGACAGTTTCGGGTGCAGCTCCAAGTACCCATTGCTGAGCCGTGGCCTAGATGTTGCTGCGTCGTGTATTGACCACCGCCGCCGGTTCCACCGTTGCCTCCTCGGCCTCCAGTTCCACCGTTTCCGCCTTTACCGCCCCCACCACCTCCGGCGTAAATCTGTCCGCCGGAGTTGTTGATGATGGTGACGCCTGAGGTCTGGTCGGCCTGGATAGCGTTACCGCCGTTGCCACCGTTAGCGGCTCCACCCTTTCCTTGAATAGAACCGCTGTTTTCGATGATCAAGGTGCCGCCCATGGACCCATTGATCCGTAGGGCGTAGCTGCCGGTAGCTCCAATAGTGACGCCTGAGTTAATGATCAGACGTTTAGGAACAGCAGACCCCCAGTTCGAGCCGAACGTGGAGGACAACTGCATGTTTGTAGTGCTGGAAGATTGCGTGTGGACAATCTCATTAACAGCACCATAGAAATCATCGAGCTCAATGGTTCCAGACTCGGGCACGTTGGTGTTGTTACCAGGAACTAGACCACCGTTGCGGTAGTACTCATTAAGAGCGTGAGGGGTAGAACCCCCAAACTCATCTGCTAGATCCTGGTTAGAGATTGAACCAGAAGATTGAATAGCCATCAGCGACCCTCCAACTCACGAACACGTGCCTCGAGCTCTTTGACAGACTCAATCAGCAGGCCCACAAGGTTGCCGTAGGCCACAGAGAGATACTCTTCGTTTTCTTGAACAGCTTCAGGCAGCACAGACTGAACTTCCTGGGCGATAACACCAGTGCGACGATCATCAGACTCAATATCTGTGTAAGTCACACCCCGCAGACTCAGAACTTTGTCCAGAGCATTAGGGATCAGTTCGATGTCCTTCTTCAGACGGATATCTGAGAAAGCAGTGACGTTACCTTGTGCTACCAGGTTGCCACCATTGTTGATCGTAAGTTTGTCTGAACCTGACCCATTACGGAACCTGAAGGTGTCATGGACCTGAAAATACAGGTGATTTCCATGAGCCTGGATTTTGGCATTATTATTGGGAGCTTCACCAGTCCAGTTACCAGCTGCCAATCGAATATCACTGTTAGCAGCAATACTTACTGCACCTCCACCACCAGAGAAGGTGATGTCACCAGAGGCGGTGTCGGCGGTATCACTACGGAGGAACTGAGAACTGGTAAGACCGCTCAACTGTCCTGCATTGCCACCGTCAGCACTGGTGAGATAACCAGCACCATTAGTAAGCTGGTTGTTATTAGTGACGTTGGTAGCACTAGAGGCAATACCATCCAGCTTGTTTTTAAGAGCTGTTGTAAAGTTCTGATCAGTTTGAGAGGCGACAGAGAAATCTAAAGTTCCGTCACTGTCTTGATAGGTGACAGTAATACCGCTTTCACTGTTACCAGATACCATCGCACCGACGATATCTTGAATCTCTTCACTCGTCTGATCAGCAGTTGCGTTGGCCTCAATGCCATTTAGCTTGCTCAACAGAGCATCAGTTAAGACATTCGAGTCACTTGCTGCAGCAACTGCCGCTCTGATTTCAGCATCTGTTTGATCTGCAGTTGCGTTAGTCTCAATGGCATTAAGCTTGTTCTTCAGAGCATCTGTGAAGACGTTTGAGTCACTAGCAGAACCTACAAGAGTTCTAATTTCAGAAGCAGTCTGATCAGCAGTTGCGTTTGCCTCAATGCCGTCAAGCTTGTCGTGGTGGGCAGACGACATGGCACCAGCTTCAGAGCCGGTAGCTTCGTTTATTGTTACGTTGTTACCAGTCGAGCTGGTAATAGTAAACGAAGTAGTATTTGCAGAGCTACCTAAATTAGTACTAACGTTTACCTGAGCACCTGCAGCAATACCGTCGAGCTTGGTGCCGTCAGCAGCTACATCGCGACCATCAACGGTACCAGAGACAATGATGTTACCAGTTACATTAACTCCAGCTGAGTCGGTACGAAATCTTTCATTACCGTAGTGGTAAAGATATGTACGACCAGAGCTACCATCAGCACGGAAGTAATCATCTAGGCCACCAGCGCCATCGTCAGACTGAATTACTACATCTCTGTCATCAGTAGTAGTTTGAAGATAGAGGTCACCAACGCCTACCTGAGAAATGTAAGAATTATTACTATCGTGGTAGATACGAAGGTCAGCAGAGTTACCGAAACGAGCCTGAAGGTTGTCGTTAAAGGTTAGGTTTCCGGAGGTCTTTGTTGCATCACTGCCGCTGGCTAACGCACCCACATCCGTAGCACCCAGCACAACTGTGCCGGCTTGACCGTTGACGGTCTGGATTGCATCAGTAGGCGTTGCCAGTTCTTGCCAATGGCTCAGGCTCGAGCCACCGTCAGAGGTAAGAACAAAGGTCGAGCCCGTATCAGTACGGATCGCAAAGTCACCACGTTGACCTGACAAGGCCAGCATGGCGGTCTGGTTAGCAACTGAACCCAGGAAGGTAGTGATCGCTAGCGCAGGGAGCTGGGAGGTAGGCACAACGCCACCCACCAGGTCGGCTTTGGTTTCTACTTCAGTCTCTAGATCTTGCAGAGCCTGTTTGACCGTGGTGTCGTCAGTGATGGTGGAGCCTGTGAACGTACCCAGGTGGGTGCTGTTCAGAGGTCGGCCTGACAGAGTTGCAGCGTCGACAGTGTTCTGCCGTGTGACGTCGACGTAAGGCGGGTAGCCATAGCGATCATCAGGATCGTTGGCGTTGTAGGCGATGTAATTCCACTTGCTAGCGCTCGAGCTGTAGATGATCTCGACGTTGATGCCGGAATCACCCACAAAGCCAGTAGGGACACCCTGCACTGAGCTCGTCGACTCAATGTTTGTGGAGTTCACCACCCGAACAGCGTCGTTGTTGCTGGGGTTCGAGGGGATATTTGCAACGGCAGCAACCGGCGAGAACAGGTAAGAACTGGCGACGGTGTTTGCTGCGGTCTGCGCTAGAGAGGCTGCGTTGTTAGCAGTTGTCGAGGCTGCGTTGGCCGTAGTTACAGCACTGTTTGCAGTGGTTTGAGCAGTCGATGCGTTGCTGATTGCTGTCGATGCGTCTGTAGAAGCTTGGTTAGCAGTTGAGACAGCGTTGCTTGCATTGGTTGCTGCAGTGTTTGCTGTTGATAGAGCTGTAGAAGCATCAGTTGAGGCACTGTTAGCTGTTGTAGCAGCACCGTTTGCAGTGTTTACGGCTGTTGTTGAAGAAGACGACGCGCTGTTTGCAGTGCTGACTGCAGCTGTTGCGTTTGTGTCTGCAGTGTTTGCTGTTGATAGAGCTGTAGAAGCATCAGATGCAGCTGTGTTGGCAGTGCTTACAGCCGAGGCAGCGTTAGTTGCAGCGGTGTTTGCTGTGTTGACAGCATTCGAGGCATCAGTTGCTGCAGTATTTGCCGTTGTTACAGCATTTGCCGCTGCAGTAGACGCTGAGTTGGCGGTCGAGACAGCATTTGTTGCATCAGACGCTGCGGTGTTGGCAGTAGACAGAGCCGTTGAGGCGTTTGTATCTGCAGTGGTTGCAGTGGAGCTAGCGGTGTTTGCTGTGTTGACAGCAGCTGTTGCATCTGTCTGGGCTGAGTTAGCTGTACTGACAGCACTTGCAGCATCGCTAGCAGCTGTATTTGCTGTAGATACAGCGTTCGATGCGTTTGTAGAGGCAGTGTTAGCGGTCGCAACTGCAGCGGTTGCGTTGGTGTCAGCTGTAGTTGCTGTAGATGAAGCGGAGTTTGCTGTAGAAACAGCATTATTGGCAGCTGTTAGTGCTGCAGAGGCATCTGTAGAGGCATTATTTGCTGTAGTGACAGCAGAAGCTGCATCGGAACTTGCCGTAGCAGCTGATCCAGCCGCAGCTGTGGCCTGTGTTGAAGCCAGCTGGGCTTGAGATTGAGCATTAGTAGCATTAGAGGCTGCAGTAGCTGCTGAGCTTGAAGCCGAAGCCGCTTGAGCCTGTGCATTTGTTGCTGCGGTTTGTGCAGCAGTGGCAGCAGTCTGTGCTGTAGTGGCGGAGTTAGCGGCACTAGCAGCATTTGTGGCAGCAGCAGCCGCGTCAGTGCTGGCTTGGTTAGCTGTCGCAGTAGCAGCATTAGCTGTGGTGACAGCAGTAGCTGCATCTGTCGTCGCTGTATTGGCATCAGCAGCAGCTGCAGCGGCAGCAGCCTGGGCTGCGTTCACCTGGGACTGAGCCTGGTTTGCTGCAGCCGTGGCAGAGGCAGAAGCAGCCTGTGCAGCTGCAGTAGCGATCTGTGCTTGGTCAGCAGCTGTTTCAGCACGCTCAGCAATCGCGTCAGCTTCCTGCGTAACGAACAGGATCTGTTCAAAGTTGTCGTTTAGATCCTGGGCGCGAATAGCAGAACCCGGGAAAAAGGTTGCCTTTGGATCAGTGACTGTCGTGTTTCGGTAAATACGAATAGCAGCACCGACAGCAGGTGCTGTATTGAACTCAATGGTAGTACTGTTGGCCAGGGAGTATGAAGTTGTGGGAACCGTTACGTTGTCGATAGATACTTCGACGTCAACAGTCTCGATATATTCAAATGTAAATGAAAAGAGGACGGTCGAGCCGTCCCCTGTATAAGTATTCTCAATAATTGGGGCCGTCATTACTCGTTTCCGAAGTTAATAAGTGACTGGTATCCGTTAGGCAGCCGGTCTGACTGCGCTGCATATTTATCCAGCATGATCTCAGCATTGAGATCGGGATAGTCATTACGCAAGCGCAGAACTGCGATCTTCTTAGCTTCACGCAGTAGTTGGGTGATGCGGCGGTAGAAGTATTGATTCTCTTTTTTAATTCGTTCTCCTTTTTTAGCTCTATCCATATAATCTTGGTGAGCCCTATCAAAGCTATCAGTCAACATCCAAGCCTTAAGCTTGTTATAAATACCAGTCTGTGAGATATAGAGCTGATATTTGCTCTTTTGCTCAGGGGTCAGCTCGACACCACCAAGTTCATCAGAAATGACTGATGAATCAAATTGGATATCCTCAAGCTTATCTTTGACAGGGTCTGCACCACGTTTGACAACCTTAAAAGGAAGGTTTGCGTTACCTGGGCCACCATTACCTGCAGTGATCTTCTCACCAGTCAGCCAATCGTGTGAAACCGCACGTTCACCAGCTTGACCTAGAGATGCGCTATAGACAGCACGCTCATATTGGTTGTTGAACTCCTGCATATAGGGGTTCATAGAGTTAGTGAATGCGCGACGGGCACCGCTAAGGGGCATAAAGTTGTTAGCGGTCTCGAAACCAAATGCTTTGAGGCTATCTAGACTGACATTTCGAGCGTTGAGAATTGCAGACAGAGGTTCTAAGCCCTGCAGCATCGACTTATCCGTCATATTGACTGCCATGGCGTGGCTAAGGTATCCGATCAAATAGGTAGCCTGTTCCTCTTCCATTTCAGCTGACTCAAATGCGTATTGAACGTCAGCAACAGCAGCCAAAATTTGGCCAAAAGGTTCTACACGGTCATAGCTGACCCAGCGATCACCAACACGGAGGGATCTAGGTTGATGAGTCTTAAGCCACTCCTTACGGCGGGCACGATTGACAGGACCGTTGCCTGTGATCATGCCTTGAGTGGCCAGCATTCCTGCAGCCAGCATTGTCATGCTGCCGAAAGCAAGACGGCCTCGCATAATTGCACCCTCGTAAGAGTCCTTGAAAATGACTTCACGGCTTTCTTTCAGAGCCATGTTCAGGACTGGGATATGTGTGCCGGTATAGACCAGGACGTTGTGACCGGTCTTCACAAAGGGGAAGAAGATCCGGAGAACCGGTGCATCATTGACGATTGCTCCAACCTTGGCAGCAATTCCTTCGAGATCAGTCTGGAAGGTAACTTCTTTTGCACCTTTAAGAAGCTCGTCGTTAAGCACACCACCTGACTTAGTGAAGTTACGCCTGTATTCAGACTTCATAAGACGTTCATAGGTCTCTTTAACTGCTGAATTACCCTCAGTTCCAGCCAGATCGATTGCCCTGTCCATTTGGATGCGGCTGAACTCCATCCGTGTAACCATGACTTTGAAGAACTCGTCAGAGGTCGTCAGGAAGCGCTCAGGCCAAGAAAGAAGTGGGAAGTCAGCAAGAGCGTGGAGACTATGAATAAACCACGAGCCTGCTTTCAAAGCAACATTGTTTGATTCTTCGGCACGTATTGCAAGCTCATTCAAGGCGGCTTTAGTTTGACCAGCCTGAATCAGGCCTCTGTCACCGCTCATATTCGAGACGCCAGTCTTGAAGGTTCTAAAGGCCAGATCCAAAGCCTCTGGGACTGTTTTGAAGACGGTGTAGTAACTAGCGATAGCTGCTTTTCTTTGTTTTGCACTCCCACCCACAACGGCAGTAAGTGGCCGATAACCAAGGTTGAAGAAGTTAGACAGGTTATTAACTACATGTGTCGCCGGGGCAGACAGCATGGAGTTATACATGAGTTTCAACATCCCATCCTTACCAAGGCTGCCCATATTGGCGGCCACATCAATCATCTTGGTTGCATCACCAGCGGTAAGTTGCAAAAGTGATGCAGTGCGAAGTGCTTGCTGCGTTGCTCTGCGATCACCAGATTCCAACCCTTTGACCATGTTGGTCAACTCACGCTCTGCAGAGTCGATAGCCTTGTCAAGCTCTGCGAGGTTTTTGACACCAGTGACGTTTTTCATCGTCATCTGAAGTTCTGCTACCGGAATCCCATAATCTGCAAGACTTCCACCAATCAAGTTTGCAGTAGTTTTATGCAACTTCAACAATGTGAGAAGGTTGTCCTTCATCACATCTAAGTGCATATCGATTGGGATACCCTCTTGACTCGTCTTAGATACTTTATAGGCTGCATCATAAATTGCAGATGCAGTATTGGCCATCATGGCTCTTACCTGGAGACGACCAAGTCTCGACAGAATGGTGTCATCTCCATACGCCATGGTTTGGAAGTGCTCTTTAATGACACGGCCATCAACGTCAAGGAAGTTAGCCAGGTCATCATCAATCATCTCTACAAGTTGTTTCGGACTGAGGCTTCTTTCAGCAATCAAATCATTAGGATCAACTTTGTTGCTATCGATGACTTCCTTCAATACTGCACCGACATCGTCGCCACGGGCTTCTGCAATTTGCTTGACTTGTGCATTAGTGGCCAAGCGGCCGCCACCGCCCCCATTAGCTGGCTTGACAGGTAATGATGCTGCTTCTATCTGCTGGGAAACAACAGTTTTTGCAGGCGTGATGGTGGGTTCGTGGGGAGTTGTGTAAGCAGAGCGCAGATGCTGGCCTTTCGTTTGGCGTAGTGCATCTTTACCGTCAGTAGGCATATAGCCATCGAAGCCCTTAGTCCCTGTCAACTCGAAGATCCCTTCTTGGTCAAACAGGCGGCCAAGCATCACAGCCTCGCCTTCATCTTCAACCAAACGCGAAAGCTCGACTACTGGTTGTCCTGTTTGCTTACTAATCCAGCTACCCAGATATACGTCTTCACGTCTGAGCATATCTTGGTGTTTCATGATGAAAGCAGCTGCAGCTTCGAGATCATTTGGATCCTCGAGAACAGCGCCATCAATGGCAACCATGTGGCCTACAAGGGGCTCTTCACCTGTGAAGGGATCTAGAGATACGCCTACATCTGGACTTTTATTACCACCCCTCAAAAGTCTGTTGTACTCCTCTCTCAAAGCGTCGAGCTTTTCATAGACGGTTACAGCAAAGCCCTCTTTGATTTCTCTACGAAGACCAGGAGCAGCAGGTAGAAAGTACTCAGGAACAACCGCAGCAGCGTCATCCCATGTGGTGGGGATGCCTGCTCCCTCAAGATCTTGAATCTGAGAGAACCTTTCAAAGCGTTCTGTGTTGCCAGAGTCGATAATCGACTTGCCAACTTTGTCAATGTTGAAACTGCGCGGCGGTGGGGGTTTTACCTCTTCTTTTGGGAAGAGAAAGTCTTTACCTTTCTTATATCCATGTTTAGATAACCGCCAAGCAATACGGGCACCTGTCTCGATAGCTGCACCCAGGCCAAATCCTTCGAGCGCAGTTTTAGTTGCTGCGGTGTAGACGTTGTCTTCTTTGTCAATAGCGAGGGCTGTAAACCAGGTGTCTTTTAATTCAGGGAAGTTTTCTTCAATAGAATTTGAGAAGTTACCCTCACCTGAGACAGCAGATATTGCATCAGCAGCAACACCTCTTGCACCACCGCGAATGATATTGCCAACAGCAGTGGTACCTCCACCAGCAAAACCACCTGTCAAGGCCATAGTCAGGCCGAACTCAGTGATGTCCTGAATGCCTCGACCAATCTTTGTTTGTGCGCCGTACTCGTCTTTACCTAGATTCCACGTAGCCCAGTCATAATTCCCGCTATCGAATGGGTTGTCTTTACCGCCACGTGTCCAGTCAGGTTTGATTGTCTGGAAGCTGGCGAATTTGACAACATTTTCACCAAGTGTTTTGGAAGTATCACCAATAACCTCACCAAGGCCTAAAGCCTTTTCACCGACACCTTGCAAGGCACCGGTGACAACTTTGACGGCCTCGGGTTGGTTCTTACGGAACTCCTCTGCACCTGCGGCAATGGCTTCGCGCTGTTCAGCCGTATCTGCCTTGCGCTGCTCATAGAACCCTGAAAGATCAGTTCCCAGGGTTTTATCAATAAAGTCAGTTACGCCAGGCAGCAGGTCATCTTGCAGGCCTGCGTCCTGGAGCACTTGGCCCATGTCCCGCTCAGTGCCGACGTTGGCTGCTGGCTCGTTTTCAGGCTCAGATTCAGATGCTTCAGCTACTTGTTCAATGTCTTTATCTTGTTCGTAAATAGAGTCGTCTATTTCGCTTAGAAAAAGGCTGTTATCTGATTGATTATCCTGAGTCCCCTCAGGGAAGAGATTTAATTGATCCATGTTTTAGAGGTAAAAAGCCTCTTCCACGCATGGAGGAGGTCAAGAACGGTTAATCAGTGCTTCTGCGTCTACCCAGCGGTCGCCGGTGTATTTAGGGTCGAAGCCCCAGTAATTACTTACAGCCCATTGCAGGTCCCAAGATGATGCATCTGGGGTGGTAAAGATTCGGTAAGCTTTTTTATATCTATTCTTCATCTCATGCTTCATATATGAAAGCTGATCTGTCTCACTAATATCTGAGATTGGCCGACCAAAGTATTTCTCGATCGCACCAAGACGTGCGGGATTGTTATGCCAGGAAGCCCAGGAAATTAAGCCACCATTTCTGTTGGTCCCATCACCAGCAACCTGTCCCCATTCACGCATACCGTTCCAGGACGATTCGTGAGAAATAGCGGAGGTGATGTAGGCAGCACCACGGGTGGGGAAACCCATTGATTGCAAATGTCTGAACCCTGTAGTGGCGTTAAGATCTGCTCCTGGCTGTGCTGCTTTGGGCTTAAATCCTCTTTCACCTTGCTCGATAAGAGCGATGGGAGGTTTTCCGTTGCGCTTGAGCTGGGCATCAATGAATGCCCGCTCAGACATGCCAAGAAAACGAGCCCAGCGACTGGTAAAACTAGATACTGGTTTCTTATCAATAATTGATTGAACATCTAATTGCAGCAAATCTGTATTAACGATCAGATCATCTTCAGCGTTAATTTCTGAAATAGGAACATGACCAGCGACTTCGTCGAAACTCAGCCCTAAAAAGTTTTGCTCACCTGGAGCAATAGTGAGCTCTTTGAACCCCGGAGTGCTGTAGGAACCAGGGTCTGCCTTAAAGACAATTCCCTTTTGGGCATGATCTGTAAGAGTAAACTCGGGACGCTTCAAAAGTTCTAGTTGAATTTCTGCAGCACGCCTGTCTCGGGCTGTCTCGTTAGTTAATAATTCGGGCTCAGATCGGGCTTCTGCAGCAAGCGCTTTTGCTAGTTCTTTTTGGTACAGTTTGACTCGCATCTGATAAACAGCGCGGGTCGATTTCGACATGTTTGCTACCTGAGCAGAGGTAGCCATAGTCTCGCCTTTATCATTTACATAATTACCGAGAATCTGTGTCTCAAGAACACCCTTGATCTCTTTAACGTAGCTGTCAGCTTTGGCCCGGTTCTTTAGATCTACTTGGCTTAGCGCATGTTCTTGGTAAACTTCTGGACGAATTTGCCCAGTTTCTAGCAAGTTGTCGAGCGTATCTTGTGGGATATGTTCACCCCGGGCACGTGCAGCTGCTAGTTCTGCCTCGATTTGAGGGTTGTTGTTAAAGCCTTTCGATGTGAGGTTGCTGAGAGCAGTGCGAACTGTTTTGGTTTGGGGCATACGTTGCAGCTGTTCGATCAGCTGAGCCTTCGCCTCTCCAGAGGGGTTTTCGTGATAGCTCTGAATTGCATTTTCAGCATCGAGATTTATTTGCGTCTTCTCTGCCCTGATCGCTGCGTTCCGCTTTTCCTGGGCCTGTACTTTTGCAGGGCCTAGCAAGTGGGCGTACTCATCACCAAGCGTGGGGCCGTTTGGCTGGTTGGGCATTTTGGGGGTGTCTTCCAACGCCTCAAGCAACGCCACATCGCCGTCATTCACAGCGGACGCGATGATCGCTTCCATCGCTTGCTTGTTACTGGCAGCACTGAAGCCTTGGTGGCCAACGTTGCCGTGAGCAAATCCTTCTGACGCAACTTTCCACACCTCCTCTGCACTCATGTCAGAGCTGACAGCGGTGTAGATAGAGCTGTTGAGTTGGCTGAGGTTAGCCTCTTGATCAGCCTTGATGGCTGCATTTAAAAGCTGTCCTTCAAGTTTTGAAGTGTTAGTTGCAATTGTTGGTGCAAGGTCTCTTAAAATTAGGGCTCGATTATTGATTAGATTGCCTTTTTCATCAGACAAACCTGAAACACGGAAGAATTGACGATTCAAAGATCGAAGCAACGCCTGTGCTTCAGGCAAGGTACGTGGTTTTTGATCGTCAGGAATAAGCCGAATGGCTTCCTGTAGAAAGGTTTGGTGAGAAGAGCGAGCGCTATAGACATTCCCTTTAACATCAGCAGCGATTCTGTGTGCGGAACCTTGCCGAAGTTGGTGACCAACATCTTTATCTTCTAAGCTGCCACCAGCTTCAACTTCTGATGCAACTTCACCTATGGCAGTAGATTCAGCATTGATTGCTGTATCAATGGTTTTAGCTGCTTCAATTTGCTGCTGTGCTTGTGCAGGCGGTTCTGTTCCTAGACCAATTGATTGCAAGAATTGGTTTTCATTTGCAATCCGCTCATCATTCTCTGCTTTTTTCTTAAAAGCATCAGCAGCAATGTTAGACAAACTCAACAGGCCTCTTACTGCAGCCTGCTGCGCTGCAAGATTAGAACGTTCTACACCTTGCTGTAGTGATAAAAAATTACGCTCGAGGTTCTGATCCTTGTTAAGGATCGAGATCTCACGATTGATGTTGTCTAATGCTTGCTTTGCTTTTTCTTTCTCTTGTTGACTTCTATCAATAGCCGCTACAGGATTGAATCCACGGCTCTGTGTAGAGCCTGCAAAGTTATCTCCATAGGACTCTGGTTGGTAAATACGAGCCATTTCTTACGCATAAGTTGGGATTTCGAGTCCTGCCATTCCATACGGATCCAGGATGGGTGCTTGAGTTGGGGGTGCGGTACGGCTAAATGCTTGGTTTGCAGCGCTTTTAGCCTGATCAAATGCAATGTCTTGCGAGATCGCAGATTGTGCAATTGCACTATCGACGGAAGCATTTTGTTGAGCTTGTGCTCGGCCGGCTTGACGCTCAGCATCGAGGGCCAGAAGACCAACCGATTGTCCTGTGGCACCACTGGCAAGGATTTTTCCTTGAACACCAATTGATTTAGCCAGGATAGCTTCTGTTTTGAAGGCAGCTTTAACCCGAGCTTCCTGTGCTTTGGTCTGCTCTTGTATGAAAGTTTTGTTTAGAGCAGAATTGATATTATCAAGGTTTTTATAGTAGGAGCGTACAGAAGCCTGTTCTGCTCTTATTTGACCTTGCTGTTGCGTTAAAGCCTGTTGATTAGCCAGTCGAGCGCTTTCTGCTCTTTGCCTAGTTTGCATCTGCATCTGTGTGCGAGCCTGAGCGGCCTGCATCTGTGCAGATTGTTGAGCTTGAGCAATACTAGCGACAGTGCTGATTGCGCTAATTGCTAATCCTATATTTGTGGCTGTGGCTGCTGAAGCTGCCGCTGCGGTTGCACCGACGCCAGCCGTTACTACACACATAGTTTGATTATTTCTAAGTAGGGCAGGTTATGCGGACCACACGGGACAGACCTAATAGCTCTAAAACCGAGCATCCGCAGTAGTTTGTGGTGATAGTGGTTCCTGGCGTCTGCAAGGTTCCAGAGGAGGCGGTAGTTGCGCTGTTCTTGTTTAAGCCAACGTTTGGCATGACGAACAAATGTGTGAGGGTTAAGTTCTACAGCAGATGTGCAGATCATCCAGATCTGGCCTTTGATGTCGGATTCTTTGACAATCCCAGCGACGCCTGCGATCTCGCCTTCAGTATTGAAGAAGGAGACTGCAACGTCGCTTATGAGAACACTGAAAACGAGGGCTATAGGCGTATAGCCCAAACCCTCGATTTCTTGGCGATCTTCTGGTCGAAGATTATTGGCAACTTGCACCGCGTCCTGCACAGTGGCAGTGCGGATATGATTCATCCTAAAGGTGAGATACCTCGATTGTTGTAGTGACCTTCCCAGCTATATCCAGTGATGGCTGATGGGAAAGGGTCTAGAGCATTGATAGTAGTTTTAACAATATCTCCACGGCTCATCACAGGAACAGTCTGAGTAGAGATCTCTCTAATAGGAGCCCCATCAGATTTATAGACGTTTGAGCGCGTCATATCTGCATCTAGTTTCTGCTGGGGGTAGCCCAGCTTGTCGATCACGATCTCGTAGCGACCTGAGTAATAAAGATCCAGGTGCATCAAAGTCACGGTCGGAACATTGACTCGATCGGCTTTGCCTTCCTGAGCTACAAAAATAGAAGGCAAAGTCACAGAAGCTGTGTACTGACAGCCCAGCACCCAGTCGGCTGTGAGAAGGTCAGTATTTGCAATGATGTAGTAGTTATTATTGACCGCATCATATTGAGGTTTGAGTCGTCGGAACGTTGACTTAAAGCTGCCAGATGTCACCACTACATTGTAAGTAGCGCCGAGGAACAAGATGTTTGCTGGGACAATAATCCTGGTGTTAAGAGCATCCTCAACAGAAGTTGTCAGGGTAGATCCAGGAACCATCGCATCCAAACGTGGTGTGAATTTAGAGAATCCCACATCAATAGGAGCCTCATCAGGATCATCGATAAGCTCTGATTTCATCAGAACATGTCGACCGTCAGCAGCCCTACAAACGATGTAGCAGAGGTCATCCTCAGTGGCGAACATAACGACGTCACCTGGATAACTCCATTTTGTCCAGCCAGCCAGTTGACGCTCGTCGCCTTGGTTAAAGAACTTGAATGTATAAACAGTCTCAGTACCGTCGCCATAAATCAGCATATTGTTATTCGGCATTACCTCACCCCACTTGAAGTTGGATGGGAGGTACTCAGGAATAACTCTTGTGATGTCAGCAACAACAGGCCGATTAGCCACAGAGTCCACAGCCATTTCAAGCACCTTGGAGTAAGTAGCACTTTCAGAAAGGAAAGCCACACTTACGCCAGAGTTGAGAGGTTTGACTTTTGACCGATAATAGTAATTAGAGATTTCTTTGATCTGGGCAGTAGCCGTTGCAAATACAATCTCATCAGAACTCATTAGAAACTGATTGTATTCTGCAAACAGGATTAGACCCTTAGGAGAGGGCACAGCTGCTTTGAGAATTGCTGGCTTAGTAGAGCTAGCGGTCATGTCAATCGGATCTGCATCACTTACAGCGATGGCAGAATTGACAAAGAAATTGAAGTAACTACCAGGCTGAGACATGATCACAGCGTCTTCAGACAAGAATCCGAGGCGGTTCTTGTGGAAGAACATGTCCGTAATCGTTCGACCCACAAAAGAGGGTTCCGGGTTGGTGTCTTCATCACCTACCTCTCGACCTGCCCAGCCACCGAAAGCGGACGACGTATTTAGAGCATCGAGAACAAAGCTTCCGTCAGCCTGACGGATCAGAGCATGGGGAAGCGTTGAGGTGTTGAGGTTGGTCTTAATGCCAGGGGCCACAGTCTCCTCCCAGCTGCCAGCACCTTTGCCACCGGGGGCCTGTGTCACAAACTTGACGTAGTAGTCGTCTGCGTCTGACTCGTCAGTGTTGGAGACCTTCAGGACATACCCGTCAAAACATTGATCAGGAAGCTTCGAGATATCACGCGCAACACCCTTAAGTGAACTCATAGCACTGTTCACCGTGCCGCCTCGAACAGCGACGTTGAAGTCTCGGTTGTGTGGGCAGCTGATCCGGATGACATTGCCAACACTTTCAGCGTTGAAGTGAGTGTTGTTATTGATGTCATTTGTCAGGTCTGTAATCACAGAACCAACATCCAGGACACCCGACGCCTGATCAGCGGGGGTGGTGTAGCTTGCGGTACCTAAGTTGTTGTAGGCGTAAACGTACCTTTCACTGGTAACGCGGATCGTGAAGGACTTGCCTTGCATTGTCACGTTGACAGTGTCACCTACGCGCCAACCCGTACCACCGTTCTGCAGGATCGAGTCAACCGAATACCTAGACACATAACGTTGATTTGATTGGCTGCGGTTATTAGCACCCATTACCTTGACTTCGTTGCCATGAGAGCCAATGATGATGGAGTTTTTAGGGTCGCTATTATTAGATCCAAACTGAGCGTTTCGGATTTCGGTTGAGTAACCAGCGTCATCGTCATAGTCCCAGAAGACGTCAAAGGTGCCGAAGTTTTCAGTAAAAGTCGTGCCATAAGGACCTGGAGGCGTGACGGAGCCGTACTCAAGCACTGAAACCACCTTGTACTCGATGTAGCTGTCACCCTCGAGGTGAGACTGACATTGATTAACGAGCCGGAATTGAAGACCTGTTTTGCTGTTATCTGTTGGATGGTTCTCAGAGAAGTTCTGAGCGTCCACATCGCTACATAGACCACCGTCTTCATCCTCATAGGAGCCTGGGATGACCTCGATGCCGGTGGCGCTGTAAACCCTAGAAGCACCTGCTGAGTGGTCTGCTAGGTCGATGTTGTAGGTGGTGTTGTAGGCCACCTGGTTGATGATCACTAGAGCTTCGTGATCGGTGATCGTGGAGGTGTTCGAGCTCATCGTCACCGTCTTGGTGGTATTCACCAGGAGGGTGTAGTCGGCGATCGTTAGCTCATTGACGTTGTCCCACTTGGCATTGCCGAAGTAGGCCGCTGCTGAGGCGCTAATTGTTACGGTGCGCTCTGAGCCGTCATTGAGGTCCCACACGCGCACGCGGAACCCATTGGAGTCCCTATACATGCACACCGCGTACCGCTCATTGCTGTCACGGAAGATGGGAAACCACGTTGACTCGTTAGGGATACCGGTTGCGAGAGAAGCAGTGAATTCACTACCGGGGCGTTTACGGCAACCGAAGGTGGGATCTAGATAGACGTTTTCAGCTGCACGTACTTGGCCTGGCAGCTTGACGGGGTCGGGTTGTTGGGACACCCCACCTAAAAGGTTGGGGATCTTTTGTGAAATAGCTGCCATAAGAATCAGAACCGATATGCGGCGTCAAAGGGTCGATAAGCGGGGATATTGAGATTGTCTTCAGTACCTAAGAAGCTGTAATCGCCTTGCTCGGTTTCATACTCAAGCATTGCTGCACGAGCTTGCGCTTCTTCACGCTCACCAAATTTGACGGCTTCGCTAGAACCTACAGCGCGGCCTGCATACAAGTTAGCGGCACGCATAGTGACATATTGCTTGAATGCTTCAGGCATGTCGTCAAACTCGACCAGCCAAATCACAGTGGCTTCTACTTTCTCGTCGAAGTTGTAAGTATGCTCACGCTTGTTATAGAGCTTGCCTTCACGGATTACTACGTCAAGACGAGAAGTTCGGGGCGAGTCAATCTGTAAAACATTCTTCGGGATATTGATCTTTTTGGAAGTGTCAGGGGTGAAGGGGTAGTCGCGTTCTGTGTTGTAGGTCCAGCCCTCAGATTGCACTGAGTTAGTAACCTCGTCCAACACGTTTGCTGCCATGACAACCATGGGGTTGTCGTTATCAATAGTAGTGACAGGAGCCTGTCCCACATTGGAAAGGACGACGTTTACAGCGGCCAGTTTCGTGAGTTTCGTTGCCATTAGTTATCTAGGGAATGGGGAGCCCCGAGGAGCCCATAAAGGACTCCAGGGGTATAAAATATCAGGTGTTGAGGAAAGCACCAGCAACAGAAGTGCGGAGAGAACCGCAGCCCATTGCGAGCTTGCCGACGATCAAATCACCCTGGTATTGGACCCTAAAGGAGCCCGAGGTTGTTTCAATCGAAGGAGCAATACTTTGGACCACACCAGCCGCTTCGCGGTGGAACAGCAAACCGCAAGTATTAGTGAAGTCACCATTATAGGTGTTGTTTTCACCAGTTACAGCAGCAACAGTACCGGCCAGGAAAGGCAGATTGTTGCTCTTCCGGATCGAGATTCCGGCAATACTGTAGAGGCCCTCACCGCTGTTCAGGGAGCCCTGAGTGGAGCCCAGGTCGCGGTTCAGGATTCCGGTGTCCACAGAGGACACGAGCGAGTGGTACTGACGGGGGTTCAGCACGGCCACGCGGCCCTCTTGAGGAGCATTGCGCTCGTCGAGGACACTGGCGGCCTCAAAGAAGCCGTCCACGAGTGCCTGAGCGTTGTACTCGTTATTAGCGCCAAGCTGCACACGGAAGCCACCAGGCTCACCGGTAACAGCAGAAGCTTCAGCAGAAGCGTTAGTCAGAACACGTGCAATCCGCTGGTCATAGTGGGTGGCCAAGGCCTCGCCGATTTGTTTTGAGATCTCAGATCTGGCCGACCATTGGCTCAGAATTTCATCGAGGTCATATACAAATTGGCTGGCAACGAGCAAGTCGTCCATGACGATCGTTTTCTCGTTGCTCTTGAGACCGGCGTCCCCAAGAATTGGTGTCCCAGGTACATGATAGCCCGCCGAAAGCTTTCCAGTCAGCAAGAACTGTTTAGCTTTCTGTCCGCGCATATCGTAGCTGCGAACAAGACCACGGAAGATCGAGCTGGAGTTGAAGGCGTTGAACACCTCTCCACTAAAAACCTTGATCGCGGTCGCGTATTTGGTTGCGTAATTAGCGCCTGTAATGTCGCTATTATTGACGGCGTTTTGTCCGACAATGTTAGAAATGTTTGCCACTTTTCTAAAAGTAGAAGGGATGAATGGTCGGTCTTAGCGATCATTTCCTTTTCAGTGAAAGTTGTCCTGCGTACAGGGCTTCCTCCTACTTTGGTTAAATCTATTTAGACCTAGGTTATACAACAATCGATTGTCGCCGAGTTATGGGTCGGACGCGCCCAATAGACAGGGGAGGAATCGAACCTCCCTTCGCACCAGCTCTGTCAGGCCCCCCGCTTTCCGGGACAGGGGTTCCTTAAACCGTCCTTCGGGTTTTGCAACCGGAAGTGCCGATATTAAATGCCTCGGTAGGGCAATCTATTAGGTATAAGTTGCGACTATGACTTTGCGATTAGGATAAAGCATTGGCAGATAGGCAGTATGCCACTCTTTGCCAAAAGATATAACTTTGTCTTCTTTCGGCGTAGATCGATCAATAATCTGCTTTTTATTATTGAACATAATGGTATCGCCATCTGAGTCATTCAAATAAATGATCAGATGTTTATAGTCGAACTCGTGATCATGATGCTGACTAGGAGCCCAATTATCCGGCTGCCTTACCGTTAGGTTGACGGCAATGCGATGGAAGGTTTCCACCTTGATACCATTATCATTGAGAATCTCCTGGAGCGCATGGCTGGCAAGTTTAGCTAAGGAACTGGCTGGCCAGCTGTAAGGAAACTCATCAGAGGGTCGAGAGATGATTACGTGCGTAAACCATTCACGGTGTCGGTCTTGATCACCCTGCACATAGTTCCCATCGTACCGGTTCCATACAGTGTTTGGGTGAAAGATCTGTTCTTTAAGCTCTAAATAATTAGGCTTTAGAAAGTTCTTTAGCTCTTTGAACTGAGACATACTTGGTGTACTTGACGCCGCGATAAGTAAGAGTTACAGACATGATTAACGAGGTAAGCCCATGCGCGTTCCAGCCTTGGGTAACCCGCCCCTATCGGGGTGAACGTTCGTTAATCAGAGAAGGTCCGGGGACCTAGCAAGCTTTGCCTCCACATCTGCGCGGAATGCAGGGTCTCGCTCGTAGCGAGGGTCCCCGATATCTGCCACCAGTTCTGCGTGGCTTCTGTAGCCCTGCACCTTTGGTGCCGACTTAGATCCGGTGACTAGCGGTGCTTCATAGCCCTCAGCGTTCTTGTAGCGATTGCTAAGGGACTCCACAGCGAACTTCACCGCAGCGGCGCTGCCGGTGTTGGTCACTTCGTTGTAAGCGCTGATCTCATCAGCAGAAAGATTTGAAGCGGCCCACTGGACCATCGACTGGTATTGCTCCTCCCCACCTACAGAGTCATAGATGGATTGGGCTTCTACCTGGACAGCCTGCTGCTGTTGGTTTTTGCTGTAGAACTCCACATAGGCCTTAATCAGGTCCTTGGAGTCCATCTTGCTGAGCTCCTCGATGGTTTCATCAGTGAGCTCACCTTTGGCATACTCTTCCGAGGCTCTGGTGAGAGCAGCCTCAGTAGGCGGCACCTCAGGCGCCTCTTCTGCAGGTTCTTCCTCAGCTTCTGCAGCGGGCTCCTCTTCGCCTTGCGACTGTTTCTTCTCGAGCTCTTGGTAGGCCTTGAGGAGGTCTTCTTGGCTGCGGAACTTACCGCCGATCAGCTCGTTTGATTCTTCGTCTCTTTGGAACTTTCGTTCCTGGTCTTCTTTGGCTGCGGCTTCGAGCTTTTCACCGATCTCCAGAGCCGCTTGTTCAGCGGCCTTGGATTCATCAGAGCGCTCGGGTGTGGGGTCAAATTCGCGGGGCATGTGATCAGTATTCGATGACTCTTACGCCTTGGCGGGGGCGCACTTTGGGTTTGCTGGTTTTGTCGTACTTACCAGCGCTGCTGGTGGGGTTGACCTTTGTTTTGATGCTGTAGTCGATCTCCTTGGCTGTTTCGAGTTCTTCTGGCAGCCAAGCGTCATTTACCGAGGTAGTTGGATCGTTGGCCTTGAATTGGCCGTCAGAGGTCCGCGCCCGCTTGCGGCGGGGGGCCGGCTTCTTGTCCGTCATTTGTTTGTTGGAGTAGTTGTTCGCCTACTGGGCTTTTCGCCAGCTGGCCTGCTTGTCCCACCAGGGATTGCGTGAGGCCTGCTTGTTGGGCTTGTTGGGCTTCCTCGGCCATCGTCTCGGGTGACTTGACCAGGTTGAGAGTGTCGATACCTGACGCTGCAGCAAGCCGCTTCAGGAATTCGGTTGGATCAATGAACTGGGCCAGGGCCTCAGGCCCCATGGCTTGGCCCACGGTGGTCATGAACTCCACCAGGGCGGCCCGGTCCTCACCACGGCCAACACCACCTAGGCCGGCCACCACGGTCGGCATCACCAGACCTTTAGGCAGGGAGGGGAGGAGCTTGCTGCGCTGCAGTAGGTGCAGCTTTCGGTAGAGGTAAGGCGTGAGGAGCTCAACAGTCAGAGCGCCGTAGATCCCCGAAAGTTGCCGATCGAGTTCCATGCGGGTCTGGTTGACCTCGGTGGCAGTTGTGCGCTCAGACTGGCGGACATTCAGGATCAGGAAGGCGTCACTGATCCGTTGGGTCAGATCGGCGATCATTCGCTGAACAGTCGCGAAGTCGGCGGTCTTACCGACTTGCACCACGCTGACGTCCTCAGCACGGCCTTGGATTATCGAGCCAGTGTGAGCTTTGGCTAGTGATTGTGGTTTGGTCGTCGCCGAAGGACTGACCATGAACACCACCTTCGCTGCAGCTGCCGAACCCTCCACGAGGGCACGGGTCAGTGAGTTAAGCGAGGTCAGATCACCGAAGAACTCCTCCACACGGCCCCGTCCATAGCTTTCGCTTCCGGTGCCTCCGACCACGTTGAAGCGGAGGGGGAGCCAGGGGGTGTGCTTGAGGGGGCTGGTGGACTTGGAGCCTGGGATCATCTTCCCGTCACACTCCTGGTGCCACCGGTGCTGACCATCGACCAGCTTCACGCAGGTGTAGACCTCTGCGTCGTTGTGTTTGCTGCTGTAGGCGACGCCCAGTTTCGGGCCGTCTTCTCCTACTGCGTTGGGTTGCTTGTCCTGTTTCTGGAACTCCGCAGGCAACAGGGAGCGATCTACCACCTCTTTAGTGATGATCTCCAGGACTGTTCCTTCGCCGTCACGATCGACGACGTAACGGTCTAGCGGGTAAACCTTTAGAGCTTTCTTCCCGGCAAACACGAGAGTGTTGCCAGTGACAATCAGATGTTTCATCGCAACCGTTAGCTGGACACGATCCGAACTCTCGGAGATCTGTTGCATCACGATCCGCTCCATTTTGGAGAGGTTCAAGTCGATCTCGGAGCGAACTTCTGGAGTCAGCTCGGGGATATTTGCGATCTCCCCATCGTTGATTTGCAGCTTGAAAAAGCTTGTATTGATTGGAAAGAGGCTCAACATTAACTGACTCGCGAGCGCGTTCACACCCTTGGATCCAAGCGATTGGTAAGGCTGCATGAGACGCCCACCTTCCGAATGTCCCGATTCAGTTAGGAGGTACGGAAGGGTGAGCGCTGCACATCTACGTGCCATGTCGAGGAAGTCTTCCCTATCCGCGCTTAGTTGTTGATAACGGGATTGGGCTGAGTACTTCATTTATTTCGGGATATTTAGTCCAGATTTGGTTTTGCCTTTACCGCCACCGATATTGAGCGGGATACGAAGAGCAGAGGTTCCACGAGAGACCTGCTGAACTTGCTCTCTAGTGCTCCTCTTCTTTTTCACCTTGGCAGCACTTTCCGTTGGCACCGTTTGCGGAGGTGGGGTCGGAGCCTGGGGCTCGATCATCGGCGGCGGCGGTGGGGGAGTAGGAGCCGGGGGCGGCATCGGGGGTGGCTCCGGCATTTTGGGGGAGCTAATGCACATTTAAGTGTCCTCTATCTTTTGGAGTAGATACTCAACAACTTCTCGCTGACCAGCACGAAACATGATGGTGGAGATACTGTCAGAGGGTTGAGGTAGATAGTGCGGAAATACAAGGTCGAGTTCCTCACACAATTTAGGAAGGAACTCAACACCACCAAACACATCCTCGCGGGAGAGTTCAGCCATATTTGGGGAGATTGTTATTCGATGCCTCAAAAAAAGCCGGCATTCTGGCTCTCTGTGTCTCGACCAGTTCAGGAGCTTTGCCCTGGTAGTAGAGATTGTCAGAGGCCTTTAGCCAGTAGTCTTTGTTGAGGTACTGGTTACTAGGAGTACCTAAAAGATCCATCGCCCAGTGGACCGTAGCTTTACGGAGTTTGTTAAGCGCAGGGGTTGCCTGTTCTCCTAGGTCTTTGGCAACCATGGCGTGGAGAAGCGTGTGAACTTGTTCGTCTCTTGATATATCGCTAGCGACTGTTCTTAGACCCATTGATCCATTGAACCTGAAGAAGGGTAGCAACACGAAGAACACGGAGCGTTCAAGAATCGCCGTTTTGAGGATCGGGTGGGAAGGGTTAGACAACCAAGCCTCACGAATCCTTTGGGCCTCCCTTTCAGCCCGCTCGTCAACGCCGTGAGCATCAACCACGAACTGAAGAGCACGATCATGCTTCTCCTCATCATTCTGATTTGAACGAAGGGCGGGGATGATGCCAGGGTCGTCAGGGAGCTCACGCTCTAGACCCTGTTGGAGCATCTCTTTTACGGGGAGCTCAAGAGTGCGTAAGGCGAGGCACCTTTTCAGGGTGTCATCACTACCTTCCGCAACTTCTCCTTTATCAATAGCGACTGGTGTCCACGTTCTTTTGCGGGACAGAATTTTCAAATACTCGGACATTACTCAGCACAAGATGAACAGAATTGATCCTCCAGGTCGAAGAGCGTTGAGTAGTCGCTACCGTCCTCTAGGAGGGCAGTAACGTCATCTTTGCGGAGAGTATCCGGCATGACCTGAAGCGCGTAATACAGGCTTGTCTGAGGGCTACTCAGCCAGTCCTGGATGAAGGCTTGGTCGTAGGTCACGACGTCACTCCAACTATTGAAGCTGTACCCATGGAACAGCCCCGTGTTTTCAAAGGTTCGGCAGATCTCGTCCGCCACCCGCTTGTAATAACACCACCCGACTTCGCTGGCGATTTCTACTTCGCCATAGTCGAATGATTGGACTCCAAAAGTGCCGCTATCCCGGTCGACCACGCGAGAGATAGGAGGAGCAATCTCAGGAGCTGTGGTAAACCCATTGAGGTCTTTGTATTTATAGGAGCAACTTGCAGTTGGAGCGATCGTGAAAGCTCTCTCCATGTTTGCGGCACGAGCAATCTGTGCTGCACCTTCAACTGCTGCCACCCACTCCTGGGCCAGGACGATTGCAGGAGTCTGCTCAAAGTCCAGTCCCTTATTGACGGCTTCGAGGGCTTCACCAAAGGCGGCGTAGGAGACTCCGTGGTAAGCCAAGAAATTAGCCAACCCGAGAACACCGAGGCCAACCTGTCGGTCAACGTCGGGCGATAAGTATTCACCCGTATCACCAACGCCTGTTTGTCCGTGGAGAGCGACCAGTTCGGACATGCCTTGGATAAAAGCTGGCCGTAGATCTTCCACATTGCAGGCTCCAAGTTGCACATGTTGAAGTAAACAAGTGCCTCTACTTTTGAGGTATATCTCGAGGCAAACGTTCCCGTAAATACGCTCACCGTCGGCCCCATATTTGACCTTGTTGAGCCAGATATCACCAGCCTGGATTGCTTTGAAGATCTTGTTCTGAACTTGTTCAGTAAGGTCATCCCACCACTCCTGTGTAATATCAATGCACTTCTTTACCCATGGAAGTTCTTCACGGGTCGCGTCAATAAACTCTTCTAGGTCTGCACAATTTGCGTCAATATGAATAACGCAAGCTCCGTTTTTGTATGTGCCACCTCTTCTAAGTACCTCGTTAAGAGTGGAGTACACCCTTGCAAACGACACTGGGCCACTAGCGACAAGGCCCTTTCCGTTCTCTGTACCCCTTGGACGGAGTTCAGATAAGTGAACAGCGACTCCGGCCGCATTCCGTAAGGCGTGAGACACGAAGCGCCAGCTGGCCTCAAGCCCTTCTGGTCCCTCCATTGAATCGGCACATTTGAAGACTGTGCAGCTGACTGGGAGCCTTGATTCGGGGTCGTCGAGCCATGATTGGACCCGACCGGTTCGTGCAACATAATCGGGCATCAAACTAGATCAATAAGGTTTGCAGGTTGATAGTTAGGCCCTTTCAGGACCTTGCCGTCTTGGCGCTTTAGAGGCTTGCCGTCGACGAGTTTGGAGAGGTTAGATTTGTGGACTCGATCCAGTGCTTCATCGAGCTCCCAGCCAGCAGCGGCTGCATATTGAAACGCCACATAGACCAAGTCGGCGAGCTCTTTTAGAGCAGCCTCCCGAGCCCGGATGTTTTGTTTGTTGTAAATAGCCTCCAGGTGGGCGTCTAAGAACTCAGTTGATTCTTCTTCAATCAGTGCAGCCTGGGTTCTCAGTGTCTCGGCATGGAAGCGGCCGGACGGTTGACCCATAATCTCCCTGAACTTCAGAGCTTGGCCCAAGAGGTCGGGTAGTGTCGCGGTCATAGGTGATGTGGATAAGTTTGGTGAGATAAGCGCGGGCTTTGAGTAAATCGTCGAGCTTGGATTCTTCTGCTTTCGCTCCGGCGCGGCAGATGTATTTGATCACGTTACCTTCGAGAAAATTAAGGTCCTGGTCAGCAATAAAATCCCAGACCTGAATCTTTCCCAGTTGGTAGTGGGAGGGAGAGAACTTGTTCATGGTGTAAAGAGGATCGGCTTTTGTTTCTTTGCATCCCAGTCTTTAACTTGCAGGATGCGAGCGAGGCGTAGATTCTTCAGTGCTTCTGCTTCAGACAGTCCGCACTTTTCAAATGTGTCAACCACTGTTCGCCAGTAATTCCCTTCACAATTACTAAGTACAGCAGTAGCACGCTTAGGGCCGATACCAGGAGCACCGCTAAAACCGTCAACGCTGTCGCCAGTAAGGCACTGGAAGTAGAGTCTAAATTCAGCCTCTTCCGGCGTTTGCGTAAACTCATTTTTAAGATTGAAAATCCGACATGGGATTTGCTCCATATCTTTGTCTGGTGAGATAAGAACAAAGTTGGAGATATCACCCTTGGTGGCAGCAATTCCTAGTGCGTCGTCAGCTTCTAAGCCAGGCAACAGCACGCTCTTCCACGTGTCCATACACCACCTTTTGAGTTTCAGGTAGCCAGCAGGTTTGCGCCTTGTCCGGTTGCCTTTATAGGTGGGGTCGATGTCCTTTCGGAAGTTTTTGGTGTCTGTCCAGAAGAGGATGAAGTCGTCACTTTCGAAACGATCTTTGAAGTCCTGCAGGCTTTGCCTAACAATTCTTCGGCCTCTGAGGTGGTCACCAACAATGACCGTCAGATCAGAGCTGAATTCGAGCTCTTCTTCTGCAGCTTGTGCGGCGCGATAGCAGAAGAAATCCATGTCCACCAATAAGGTGGGAGGCTTAAGACTCATGGTGCTTAGTGTAAGTGAATGGGACTTCAGATCTCGACCAGAAGTCAGTGAGCTCTTCCGGAAACCGGTTGCGGATCCACTGAACTTTCCAGTTGGAAATGTCACCCGTAGGGATTACAAGTACAGGGATAACTGGGTCTTTCACTTTGTCTGTATTGCCCCGCCAGGAGCCCATCGAGTTAGGCCGGGCAAGCTTGACGTCGAGCTGATAAGCGATGCTGTCGAGCACCATGATCAGATCAGACGAGCCAGTGCAGTTGAGGTTTGGGTAAACCTCTGCACCCTTCCAGGCAGCCAATAAGGCGACCCAGTGTTCGGCCATATCTCCGAGCCTTGACGGGCCTGGGCTAGTGGCAGTCCGCCCAGGAGTTACCTGTTTGAGCTTCTGAGTCAAGCTCACAGCGGAATTTAAGTAGGTGTTGAACATCTTTCATTGCTGCGGTGATTAAAAACGTGGCCTTCTCTGCGTGCTCAGGTGCTACCGATATCTGGAGCTCGTCATGGACGAACGCCAGCGGCCAATAATCGATTTCTGCTTCGTCTAGTAACTCGTAAGAGCGCAATAGCCAGGACTTGCAGACGCAGGCCCCGGCCGACTGCAAAAGGTAGTTGGTGGCTGCGTGAGCTTTGCTGCCGATTCGTATAGGCCGACCATCCAAACCTTTGAGCACACCAGTGGCAGCCCTTTTCTGAATGGCGGCTGATAACTCAGCAAACCCATCTAGATCCTTCATTATTCGATTCCGGATCTCCTTACCTTTCTTGGCTGCTTGTGATTTAGGAGCCCCAGTCGTGAGGCCTAATTTAACATCCCCCCCGCCATATATCAGGCAGTAGGTTGCAGCCTTACCAGTCTTACGATCACATTGGTAGATATTTGCAAGGGTTGTGTGGATGTCACCGTCCACAACTTCCTTGGCAAACTTGCCCCCATCGAACCTACTGAGATAGGCACCTAAGCAGCGAAGCTCGAGCCCGGAAGCGTCTGCCCCCACCTGCACACGGCCGGGTCCAGGACCAAACAAGACCCTGTATTCAGGGTCACTCGGGACCTGGGCAATGTTGGGCCGTAGGTGGGCTTGCCTTCCGCTAACAGTGTTCAAAATGCAGGAGTGGTGAATCCTGCCTTTGTGCTCCTGTTTCAGCCAGGCGTTTTTCCCTTCGGCCACTTGGCCTAGGTGTTTCTGTAGTTCCAGGATCCGAGCGAAGGCGTTGGCCTCCTCTGTCCCGATACCCCGCAGGGTCGGTTCATCGATCT